CGAAGTTAGGAGGTGGTGATGAGTAAGGCACCACAGCTATCTGAGTTAGATATTACAAAAGCTTCTCTACTTAAGAAGCGTAAGCTCCTTGCCGATAAACGTCGCCATTGCTTCGTAGCCACCAACTTAAATAGTAAGGCTGGGGGTAACGTACTAGCTGCCCAAAAAGACACTCTCAATAGAGGGCAGTGGATTGTTAGCGCGAATGGAGCAGGTAAAACCGCTTATGGCGCTAGAGAGCTGGCCTGGTGGTTTACAGACTCACACCCGTATAAGCAACGACTTCCAGAGTGGGGCGATCAACCCCTCTTCATGATTATTTCATCCAAAACCACTACAATTATTGAAGAAGAGATTTGGAAGAACAAACTTCGACCATTAATTGAGGGAGAGTATGAGGAAGTAAAGCGAGATAAGGAATGTATACGCCTCATCATCAACCCTAAAAATGGCAATCGCATTATGTTTGCTGTTCACAATGATGCTATACACGCCAGAGAGCGTATCCAAGCCTTCACTGCCCATGTGGCGTGGGTTGATGAAATGCCTGATGATTCCAGCTACTTATCAGAAATACTGCTTCGCCTTCGTGCAGGTGATAAGTTAGACAAGGACGCGCCACTTGCTGGGTATTTTTATGGCACCTTTACCCCCCTTGTAGAAGATGAGGGGGTGAGACAGCTGGTTGATAGCTGTACTTTCCCATTTGTTAAACTAAATTTCAGAATGGAAGACAATCCTTTCTATGAAGGTTGGTCATCGGAAGCGTTAGATGCCTACATCCGTCAACGCTGTCAAGATGATATTGAGTTTAGGGCTCGCAGATTCGGCGAGTGGTACTATTCAAGCGAGAGGGTGTTTGGAGGCTATCTCCCCGCCCGCAATCGCATCCCTCTCCAGTTCCAGTATTCAGCTCAACTACAGCACGCCATAATTGTCGACCCTGCAGCCTCAGGTAAGGTTGGCGTGTCTCTTGCAGTGCTTGATCCGTCCCCCGTCTATTCTTTACTTAAGGGGGTAAGTGTTCCATCCGACAGATGGTGGATAGTAGAGTCGCGCAAACTAGAAGGAGCTGCAGCTTCATTGCTAGTGAAGCAGATAGAGCAGGAATTTATTGTAGGGCCGAATGTCTATGTCACTAAAGATGGGCGGATATGTGATTGTGCTCCTTCTGGATTTTATAAAGAAGCAGCTTTACAACAACTACCTTACAGGCCCTATCGTAAAAAGAATGATAAGAAGAAGGAAAGTATTGAAGAAGTGAATAAAGCATTCTATAATGGCATGCTAATGGTGGTGGACAGCCCTAAGACAGAAGAATTACACAAAGAACTCCTCTCTGCTAAATGGAAAGAAAATGAATCCGAAATACGTAACAGCCATAAGTTTCATTGTGCCGACACTGCCCGGTATTTATGGGAAATGCGGCCTAAACGGGAGGCGTCGGCTGCTCCCACCTCGACGTGGGGCGCTGCGCTACGGCAGGCTTGGAAGGATGAGGAGGCGGCTAAGGCGGCTGCTGCTGAGAAGGCTGAGAAGAAACGACAACGACTAATGCCAAGTAAAGCTTGGGCTTCAAGCAAAGCTTGGGCAAGACGCTAAAATAGTACATGCTAATAACATAGGGGACATAATGAAAAAAGCTCAGTATAAGGTTAAGGCTCCCGACATAAATGAACTTCAGAAGCGTCTTTTTGAACAATTGAAGAAGGCGAAGGCCTTCAGAGAAACCAATCTAGAGCCTGAATGGGCGAACAATTATGCGACAGTGTTTGCTTCCAATACACTAAACATGGGAGCTAGCCAGGGCCAAGGACTACAAGGCCCTCTAGCTATATTTGAAGGTATTAATAGTCAGATACAAGGGATGCCTGATAGTAATATTAGTATACGGTATGCTTTCAAATACTTACGCTATTTACATTCACAAGCTGCTGCCAACCCACCCAGTGTCACCTTCACTCCAAGGACACAAGACATTCAAGACAGACGTACAGCTGAAGCTTGCACAGCCTTTAAGGAATATGCACGTAAGGCGCTGAAGGTGCAAGACATTCAGGATTGGCGCTCTCTAGAAGCCATTCTGTACGGTACAGGGGTGAGCAAGTTAGAATTCAATCCGTATGCTGGAGATGGGGAATATAATGAAGAGGCGGAAAGTGTACTAATGAAGGGTGCTATTGAAGCATCACCTGTTAGCCTATGGAGCTTCTACCGTGACCCAGATGCTAAGATGTGGGGCGATGTTAAGTGGACATTTGAAGCCCATTCATTTGATATAGAGGAAGCTGTAAGCCGGTGGCCAGATTATGAGGAAATGCTATTAGAGCGTAAGGGCAAATACCTTGATGTAGGTATGGGAACAAATGTGGCTACGGAAGAATGGCGTAAGAATTTAGTACAAATACTAGAGTATAATGAGGCTGGCCTTCCTTGGAATGGTATGGCTGGAAGACAATGTTTTTGTATTGTGAAAGAAGATAAGCTAATAATATTAGGTAAAATGGAAGTGAGCCCTCACCCGGAAGCCTGTCTTCCGTATCAATACCACACTGATATAGATGTACCGGGAAGATGTGAGGGTAAGTCATTCCTCGATTATATTAGCCGTCTACAAGAACTACTCGATAATATAGACACCCACATCCTTATGTCTATTCAAGCACATGGCTCTGTTAAACTTGTTGTTTGGGACGACGCTGGAGCAGGGGATGACAACGAATCCACTGACACTTACGAGATAATAAAGATAAAGGGACAAGGCAACACCCCTCCTATGTATGTACAGCCTCCTATGCTTATGCCTGACATATCCCGTTTCAGAGATAGTTTGATTCAGGGTATGGAAGCTCTTGCGGGTATGAATGAACAAATGTTTGGTCAGCCAAAAAGAGAAATGTCTGGCTATGCTGTACAGAACGCCATCAACTCTGCCAATCTTACACGCCATCGTTTCTTTGTAAAATACAAGCAAGCCACTGAAGACTTCTATGGCCTCTACTTATTACTAGCTCAGAAGTATATGCCAGATGAGGAGAAGATAAATGTGACAGGAGAGGAAGAAGCCTATTCCCTTAAATATTTCTCCAAGGCTGATTTGGGGGGTAAGTATGATTTTAGTACAGATTATGGTACGGCATTCTCTCTCGACCCAGAGAGCCGCCAAGAGCAAATTATGCAGCTCAAGGACATGCTCATTGCAGCTGGTGTTTCAGAAAAACAAATCATTAGAAGTATGGGCCTCTCTGATTTAAAGGGCGTGGTTGATATAGCAGAAAGAGCTAAGAAACGTCAGATGGAAATCTTTGATAAAATAGAAGCCCTCTTCCATAAGGGTGTAGTTGATGCTGCCACTGCTGTAGCTTCAGAGACGCATTTGAACGAAGAAAGTGCAATGATGCTTGAGGCTTGTACAGAATACCGTACAAGTGCTTTATTCCAAACATTCGACACTGAGCTTCAAAAGCTAATTGACATGCAAATTGACGCACGTAAGCAAGCTGCTGCTCAAGTGGCGGCGACAGGACAGATGGGACAAATTGCACCAGGTGGAGCGCCCGCAACACCTCCTATGCCTGGCATGCCTACTGGAGGAGCGCCATTAGGCGGAGCGCCACTTGGCACGACACCACCAGCCCCAGCCGCGCCAATGTAACCTATGAGGGCTTCCTAGCCCCCTGATATTTCTGCCATTGGCAGAACCTAACATGTTAATGGTAGAACCTGCTTGTTCCCATTAACAAGGCATGCTAATGATCTCTCTATCTTATCCGATAAAGGAGGAGATAATTTGGGAGAATGATAGAGCATGTATAAGCAGTTGAAAGGAAAGGCCGTTTATGTTTACAGACATGAGAACGGCAAAAACATCCCCCTTCCTCGTGCCCTCACACGCCACCTAGATGGAAAACCTGATTTTGAAATAGACGATTGGATGAGATGGTACGCAGCGTTGCACAGCCTAGACCATCGCTTACCCCCCAAAACTGGTGTTCCAGAACTCAATGAGCTAGTAGATAGGTTTTTGGCGTTCCTTAAAAGCCAGGAGCGGAACAAAGTCACCATCAATCTACACCGCATCTATCTCTACGACGTTCTCCCTTTCTTCAAAGAAAAACTAAATATGGAAACATGGTATTGGGAGGCTGGTAATTTGTATGATTGGATGCTTGAGAACAGTTGGGGGGTAAATAAACATAATGGAGCTAATGTTTCTTTACGCATGTTCTACAGGTGGCTACAAGAACGCGGACTAATCAAACATCGTCACGCCCTTTCCCTACGCAATCGCCCTCTCAATCGCTCTAAAACACCACTTAAATTCACATTAAATAGAGAAGACGTCTTGGCTTCCATTCTTTATATGCCTTACAAAGAATTACAAATGCTGGCCCTGCTAGGCTACTTCTTTTCCTTGCGACCGGATGAAGTGTTTGGACTGCGTAAGGAAGATTTTATAGCTGGAAGAGGGGCTCTCCATTTAGAAGCTTCTAGAGTGATGGGGAGGAGAAACCTGTTCTCTCAATTAGTGGTGAGGGTAAGTAATTGCAGAAGAGCCGGAGGAGAGGAATACAGCCCCTCTACAAGGAAGCCTGGTGGATGGGTGGCCTGTTTCGACGCAAGGGCTGCAAAGCTCATTCTCGCCTTCCTGAAGGGGAGCCCAGAAGGACTCCTCATCCAAGGAGGCGTACTGCCGGATTGTTGGAAAGAGAGGTGGAAGAAATATGGCATACCAGATGTGACACTAAAAGACTTGAGACGAGCTAGTATATATTGGCTTGGTCATGAAAGTGAGCTAACATTTGTTGAGCTACAAAGACATGCACGCCATGTCGACCCCAAAACAACCTCCCTTTACACTAGACGTCCTGATGAACATTTAGAGGAGGAGGAGCTAGGTGAGTTTGAGGAATAATTATTTTATATTGTAATGAAAAGTGGTGCTTTATTAAAACTTGCTCTCTCTCATTTATATAGCGGCCCTCGAGGACTCGGCCCGCTTCCACATTAACTCGCTTCGCTCGTTAAGTGGAGTAAAGAACCGCTTGACCTCAGTTACCCCCCTATCGCTATGCTAACGCAGCTCAGGTGGGTACTGAGTAGCTTGAAACGACTTATGAGCCTTAACCTTCACGTTGTTCAGGTTAAGTCTAGTAATCAGCAGGTTACACCTGATTATACATGAGTCAAAAAGGCTGTCAAGCACAAACAAGTAAATAACTAAATACACTGCTATTTACTCTCATGTGAATTAAGTAAAAATAAATGAAAATATTTCTTGCACTATTTACTAAAGTGTCGTATGTTTAATTTGTCCAGTGGATTAGTCTTCTTGCAGCCACGCAGTCGCCATAGTATGCTTCCATGCGGCCTATAAAGAATACGTCTCACTCGACGGGGGTAAAAGCACGATGACCAGCCGTGTGTAAACAAGGGTCCGTCTTAACAGACGCTAGATAACAGACGCTGAGCAGTCGTCTCAAAAAAAGGCTCTCCATTTTACAGTATGTAATGGGAATTATTTAGGGAAGACAAATGTGAAAGGTATTTTGCGTTTGTCTATTTTTGTTTGTCGTGAAGTGTATAGCTCAGGGCAGTGTGTGTTCCACACTGACGACCCAATGGACCACACGAAAGAAAATAGAGCGAGCTGAATACGTGGTTTTGGGCCAAGTACGGTTGGGGAGACTATCCCCTTCAACGTGAGGTCGCCACAGTAAGCTCTCAGGCCATTAGCGCGGCCCACGACAAATTTCTTTCAAGGAGGTGTCTTAATGCCAATTCAGTTAGGACGCAGTAACGAGGCGTTGATGGTACGCCTACCGCGCCTTGATAAATGCCCACATAAATGTGGGTCTTCGGCTCTCTGTCGTAATTAAGAGGGGGTGGCTTCCTCCACCGTAAGTATCGAACCTGGAACGCATTAGCTTCGTTAAAGCTATGCTCTTACGGGCGCAGTCCTGGGCATGACTTTAAAATGGCCCTCCATATCATGAATGAAATGATAAATGGAGTGAATGTCTCTCCAATGGCGTCATAACGGCGTTATGAGAATATAACGACTCTGGCAATGCATGCTATCAACCAGAGCGAGAAAAGGAAGCACAAAATGGCCTTTAGATCAATGTCAACCTCCCCATCCACACCATCTGTCTCCACTTCCCCAGTTCCAGTGTCCGGCCCTATGGACATATTTGCCTCTCTTACAAAGGAGACCTCCACCCCTACGTCCAATGCAAGCAAGCCCCTTCCAAAAGAAGAAGAGCAGGGTGCAGAGGGGACGTCAACGCTAGCTAATGAGAATGAAGAATCCAATTCCTCTGATGTAGAAACATCTGACGCGGAAGCAGGGGACAACGAAAACGTCTCTGGTGCGGACGCAGATAATGTTATTGAAGTTAAGGGAAGAGGGAAAAGCTATTCCTTTAAGCTGGATAAGAATGATAAAAAGCTTCAAGAAGCCCTCTCGTGGGGAGCAATTGGACCAAGCCTGGCGGCTGAGAAAAAAGCCCTCAAGCGAGAACTTGAGGCCCTCAAAACATCACAAGCGTCTTCCCCTGATATGAACAAATATGTTGAAGCCAACGACCTAGCACAAGCTGGATATGTGTCTACAGCTATTAAGGAAATATTAGGAGAGGACGCCTTTAAGAAATTCTATAATGAAGAAATTATTGCCCGTATTGATTATGAGAATGCTTCCCCAGAAGAGCGCCTAAAGCTATTTGAAGAAAGAGCAGCCCGAAGAGAGGCAGAGCTTAATTGGAAACTAGAGCGCACTAAGGGTAGTAAGGTCAAAGAGACGCAGCAGAGTAAGGAAGCCCAAGCCAAAACAAAAGAATTGGAAATAGGTGGCTATGCTAAAGCTGCTATAAGCCGATTAGATTTTGCAGCTCTAGATGGAGATAAGGCAGCCCAAGAAACCTATAAAGTTAAGGTACATAAGATGGCCTTTGACGACATTCAAGAGTGGGCTGAAGCTCATAAAGAGGCTGGGCGTGAAGTGGAAGTGACACAGGCTATAATTGAAAAAGCTGTTAAGCGTAACTTTTCCTTATTGACAGGGGCAAGAGGACGTGGTATAAAGGATGGTAGTTCTACTTCGTCCGCCAGCGGGGGTAAGCAAGCAGCCGCAAAAGCAGCTTCAAAGAATTATGATAAAAGCACAGCTGAAGACTTGAAAGGACTAAGTCCGGCAGCAATATTTAACAAACTACGTGGGAAATAAATAATGTTTTCCATTGTAACAAGGAGTGTAAATGACATACGCAGCATTCGGTGGGATATCTAGTCTCGACCTCTACAAACTAACCAAAATCGTATCCAAAGGTATGGTTTATCCGCAGCTTCCAGCAGCCTCTGCTATCTGGAAGAAAATTCTCTCTAACACCTCTGGCGATGCCAAAGGAAGAGAACAACGCTTTGAAGTGTTGACAGGACGTGGACCTGCGAGTTTCCAATTCTCTGCATTCAACGGCGACTTCCCCACCTTCCAAGCTTCTGACGTAACTGAAGGCACTGTAAACTGGAAAGACTTTGACGTAAGTATTGCTTATGATTTGTCCTTGCAGGACAAGACAGGTGAAGATTTAGTAGCTTATGCACAACCCTACATCCTAGAGATGGAACAAAAAGGCCTGTCTGTTGCACGCTCCCTTTCGGCTGCTGCAATGGGTGATGGCTCGGGCGTTATTGGTGTTGTTTCAAGTGTAACTGCTTCCACATCCACAGACAAACTCACTGTAGTGTTGTCTACGACAACGGCCAATGCCGACCGAAGTCATCCAGGCTGGTTTGAAGTGAAGGATTTGGTTAAATTCGCCACTACAGCTGGTACGGCCCACAGTAATATCAACAACTCAGGTACAGCCGTCACTAGCTGGCGCGTAACCTCTGTTGACCAAGATGCCTCCACCATCGTTATGCAAGCTCTTGATTCGACTGGCGCTGTTATAGATATCACTACAGCGACTTTAGGAGCCACTGACCCAACCGCAGCTGACGTAATCTACAGAAAAGGCACCACAGCCAATGATTTGACAGCTATTAGTACAAACGACTACAACTCGATTAGTCAAGTATTTGCGGGACTAGCGTCCCTTACCGCGTCTGATGGACGTGTTGTAAACGGACTGACAATGTCTGATAGTTTGGCCGGTTCACGCAGGTCTGCTTCTGGCAACCTCCTTACCCCCAAAGACTTTCAAAAGCTTTTAAGCAACTTGAAGCGTCGCACTGGTGGTGTTTCTGGTGACAAAGCTCTCACATACAGTGAAGCCTTAATGCATGACGTTGTTTACGACGTAATGGTGGAGCAGGCTGAAGCTAACAGAACATGGTACAATGTCACCGACCCATCAACTGGTGTGTCTAAGATTGGCCATCGTCACGGCAAAACTTTCGTTGAATTCTCTCCAGACGAATTCATTCCATTCCAACGCATTTACGTCCTCCCAGATCAAAAAGGCCCAATAAGCTTTTTAGGTCACGACTTGAAACAAGTTAAAGTGGGAAGTGCTAGCGAGTTCTTGAAGCCCTCCACATCTGGTGGAAACTACTCGAAGACAGCTATGAGCTTTATGTCTGGCTCTGGAGCCCTTATGACTCCACATCCAGCTAGCTTGGGCGTAATCGAAAACTATAGCCTAACAACTTAATACTCTAAAGCGGGGTAGGGGAATTTATCTCTTACCCCCTTTTTATTCGTCGCCTCTTCGGAGGTGGCACAATGTCAGAGATGACAGAAAGAAGCCAAAATGACAACTTATGCAAAGTACTACAAACAACCCTACCCAGTGGGAAATTGTTTCAACCTGCACGAACAAAAACTTATCGAATCTGCCCAATGCGGTATTGGAGATGAAGCCACTCTAGTGTTGGCTATTGCCAAAGCAGATGCCAATGACCTTATAGTGTTGGCTCCATGCACCATCACTCTCACTTCACAACTTTCCATTACTAAGCCTTTGCGCTTTAAGGGTAGCTGTGCTTCGGGGGTAAAGGGAACTATAATTACAGCTTCTGCTGCCATTACAGGTAGTATGATAAATGTCGACATGTCTGTAGCCAATGGCGCTTCAGCATGCGAACTAAGCTTTGAAGACATTAGTTTCCAACACATCACAGCATCTCAAGATGTGTTTGATATTAATAATACAAACATGTTAGCAGCTCTGAGCGTTAAGTTCAGAAACTGTAACATCAACGTTCTTGCATCCACCTCTGCTTGGGCACTAGATGTTGCACATGCCGCAGCAGGATACCCAATCTTGTTGGATGTAGCTGGAAGATATCAGAACACTTGTGATGCTATCAACATGACTATAGCTATAGCCACCGACCGTATTACATGCGAAGGCATTGTAATGCAGAAGCAAGGCAAATCATTCGCCTTGACGACGTCTGCTGGTGCTGTAGCTGCTCAAATCAAGCTAATTAACTGCCAAGTGCCGGCTACCGCCGGAAGCTCTGGTGGACACGCATCACAGCTTTTAATTTCTGTACGCACCATCACTCTTACAGGCACTACGTTTGCAGCTGCAGACACTAATGCCTACACAGGGTCGCACACAGAAACCATAATCTAATCACTCTCTAGAAGGCTCTTGCTTTTAAGAGGAGGAGCCTTCTTTATTGGAGGCTCCTTTTATGTCTTCTAAGCAAATCAAAGGCCCAATTGAGGCTGATGGTAGTTATATTAAGTTAGAAAAGGGTGCTGCTGGAGAAGTGACGCTTCAGACAGGTGCCAATGGTTCTGCCATTGTCGTCACCCTCCCTCTCACTACGGATACATTGGTGGGTAAAGCCACCACAGATACGTTAACAAATAAAACCCTCACTTCCCCTGTACTAACCACACCCTCCCTTGGGGTAGCCACTGCTACAAGTATAAATGGCACCACCATCCCTACAAGTAAGACGCTTGTGGTTACGACAGATACGCTAGCTGTACATGCAGCCACTACGTCAGCACAACTTCTGGGAATAATTACTAATCCAACCGGGACAGGCAGTTTGGTGTTTGCTAATAGCCCGGCCCTAGTTACCCCCACAGGTATTGTGAAAGGGGACGTAGGACTGGGTAATGTTGACAATACAAGTGATGCGACAAAGAATTCAGCTGTAGCAACACTTACAAATAAAACCCTATCAGGTAACACAGCCACAAACCTTGTAAGTGGTTCAGGCACCCTCACTCTCAACACTACAGGCACCATCACAGTGCCGAACGCTACAGATACGCTAGTGGGAAAAGCCACCACAGATACGTTAACAAATAAAACCCTCACCAGCCCATCTATTGGAGGCACTGTAAGTGGTGGGGCTACCTACTCTAGTCCAGTGCTGGTTACACCTGCGCTTGGCACACCAGCCTCGGGTGTAATGACCAACGTCACCGGCATTCCTTTAGGTACTGATGCATCCTTAACAGGCACTTTAAGTATTGCCAAAGGTGGAACTGGACAAACTGCAAAAGCTGCAGCATACAATGCTCTTTCCCCTACAACCACTAAAGGGGATATTGAAGTATTCGATGGTTCAAACAATATTCGTTTGGCCGTTGGTACAGATGGTCAAGTACTAGCCGCTGCTAGCGCACAAGCTTCAGGACTGCAATGGACGTCTCCTCTTACTAATCCCATGACAGCTGTCGGAGATGTTATTGTGGGTGGTGCTTCGGGTGCTGCTACTCGACTTGCAACAACTCTCTTAGGAGATATTGAGGCTTCACTTAGTTCCTCCACTATTACAGTTACAATTGCAACGCCTGGTGTAGTCACTCACACTTCGCACGGACGTATTACAGGTGAGAAGGTGTATTTCACTACCACTGGTGCTCTACCTACTGGCATCACAGCTTCCACCACATATTACATTATTAAGATTGATGCCAACAGTTACAACCTTGCAACCACTTATGCAAATGCCGTGGCAGGTACGAAAGTAGCTACTTCAGGTTCGCAGTCTGGTGTGCATACTGGTTATGTAGGTGGGATGATCTTAGTACCAGGAGTGCAGCGCGGGCTTGCTGATGGAAGTACGATTGCGAGTGGATATGTGGGAGAGAAACTCACAGGGACATGGCTGACACCAACGATTGCAACTGCTACGCAAACAAACGTAATGTCATTGGCCCTAACTGCTGGTTCCTGGGTAGTTTATGGTAAAGCACAAGTGGGCACTGCAGGCACCACACAAACAAGATTTGAAGCTTCAATTTCGACGACTTCTGCAACGATAGATAATAAAAGTTTAGTTCAGGATAACTTTGCAGGTACTACAGCAGACAGAAATATAGCGCCTAACCCCCTCACTGTAGATACAACAGGTACTACTGTATATTTAGTTGTACGTAGTGCCCATACAGGAGCAAACCCAACCCCAACTGCCGGTTACAATGAGCTATACGCTATCAGAAGAGCCTGAGAGGAAAATGTATCATGTCTGATAATTTAGCTACCGACAGAATACTGGACAAACTAGAAAAGATAGTGGAGAAGCTAGGAGGGCACGACGTCCTCTTAACGGAAATAGATGGAAGATTAAACACTTACAACGCCCAACTTGAAATTCATATAAAACGCTCGTCCTTGCTTGAGGACAATCAGGCAGCATATGAGAAGACAACTAATAGGCAATTGGAAGTGGCACTACAGCCTATTAAATCTGCTAAGTGGCTGATTAAATTGGCAGCTGGACTTATCACTTTAATAAGCCTCCTAAAGCTTACAGGGGTAATTAAGTAAAAGGAGAATATTGTGTCTCTTGAGTTTATAAAATGGAATGGAGGGAGACAAGGTGTCATCCTCAAAGAAATTAGAGGCAATGTCACCTACATAGGCACCTCTGATTTTAATAATGCCTCGCCCAGTCAGCCAGTGTGGAAAATATTTAGGGAAGCCACTATTAGTGAAGGTGTGACACGGTCGGAATGGGCTAACAACCTAGCTGAACAGGTGTTTATATGGGATAGTAGGGTGAGTTATTTTACCCCCCTAACAAGTATAAATGATGAACTAGCTAGCCCGAATAAAGGCACCACCTATACCCTTATAAATGGGGTGAGTATGAGTGCTAATATAAGTGGGTCAGAAATAGATGTATCTCTATTTGAAAACTGGAGCGTACAATTGGTATGGACTGGCGCTCCTGTAGGTGTTGTTTCTATAAAAGCTAGTGTAGATGGTGCGACGTTCACTGACATCCCAGGTACGTCTCAATCTACAGCAGGTGAGGCTGGCTCCCACACTATCAATTTTGGGGGTAATGGGCATAAGAAAATTATGCCTGTATTTACCAGGACAAGTGGCACTGGTGTTTTGACAGCCACAGCAGTGGGTAATTAAATGGCTAATACATACGCCAGTGTAGGTAATAGTGGAGGAGGAAGTTATGTCATCGCCACGTATTGGGAAACTGTTAACTCAACATCGGGAACTATCACGCTTCCGTCAGGAAGCACCATTTTACTCAATCAATTTCAGGATTTGGAAGACGCGGTGGTTTCTGAAACGTCTTCCGGTGTCCCGACGTTTAATGCTGCTACTAGTAGTGGTGGGGCTAGGGTTGTTGCCACTTTTGATACGAATGGGAATTATTCACTAAGTCCCTCACCATCTTCCTTTCCTGTAGCTGTAATGTTTCGTGTTTTAATATTAGAAGGTGCAATCAACTATAATGACTTACATATTGTATTAGAAGACATACATAGGCCAGGAGGAGGGGGACTTGTTAATAGTGCTTCTAACGTTGGAGGAGGAATTGAATTGTACAAACAGCTTTCTTCTGGTAATTTAGAATTTAGAACAATTACTGCCGGAAGCGGGGTGGTGGTTACTCAAAATAGCTCATCTGTAGAAATATCCTCTACAGGTGGAACAAGTAATTCATACAATCCAGGAGGATGGGGTTAATGTCATTTAGTAATAGTAGTGAAACAAGCATCTTACAACAAATCTTTACAGGTACGGCTTTGCCTTGGAATGGCAACACTAACCTCTGGTTAGCGCTGCACACAGCTGACCCAGGCGAGGCTGGTACGGCAGTTACGAGTGAAGCCACTTACACAGGTTATGCACGGGTGCAGCTTGTTAGAGCCACAGATATTACAGTGTCTGGTGCCACAGCCTCAAACACCTCATTAGCTCAATTCCCTGTTTGTACGGCTGGCTCGTCCACCTGCACTTATGTTTCGATTGTAACCACGGCTTCAGGCGCTGGGACGATTATAGTAAGTGGAGCACTTAATAGCTCTGTAGCTGTAACCACAGGTATCCAACCTCAGTTTAGTGCTGCTGCTCTTGTCTTTACATTGGACTAATAAATGAATGAATTTGAGCTGCTTAAAGAGGAGCCCTTAAAGTTGTTTAATTATTACCTTGAACAGCTTAGCCAAGGTATCGAACTGGACGACCCTCAAGTTGTTAAGTTTGAATATCTAAAAAAGACATTATTGAAGGAATAATATGGCGGGGTTTAAAAATATAAGAGAACTATCTACTACGGAGGAAACAACACTTCGTACTTATATGTTTCGAAAGAAGCCCACTCAAACTACGGTGGCAGGTTCTTGGTTTGATTTAAGTATGAGTCCAGGCTTTCCAGTGCCTCAATACTATGCAGCCGCTCCTTTAGTAGCTACACAAATATCTCAGTCGTCTGATAAGGGAATGTTTCACGGTGGCAACACAAGCCCAGCACAGAAATACCTTAGGCGTTCAATGGTGATGACTCAAACGGCAACTGCCGTCCCTTTACCAATGATATTGTGTGACTATCTTCTCTACTACCCATTCATTGATGAGTCTGTAATAGACGAACAAGTTATGGATAATACTGCCTCACTGTCTAGATACACGGATGGGTTGGGTGTCCAGATCATGGCTGTGGTTGTTGCAGCACAAATAGGTGGTCAAACCTTTTCAATAAGGTATACGAACTCGGACGGTGTTGCAGGCAGAGTTACGCCTTTAGTCACTATGAACACTACCGCTATTAACGGTTCAATTTTAACATCAAACATAACAAATAGCACAGGCCCTTTCATACCACTTCAAGCGGGTGATAAAGGGGTAAGGTCAATACAAGGTGTTACTTGCACAATAGACGACGTAGGGCTGTTTACACTTGTATTGGTTAAGCCTTTAGCGCAGCTCTCTATTAAGGGTATCGATGCACCTGTGGAGATTGACTACTTACTACACGCAGGCTTAACGATGCCCGCAGTTGCCGATGATGCATATCTCAACTTTATATGCTGCCCTAATGGAACACTTGCAGGCTCACAAATACTTGGTCAACTAGATTTTACTTGGAGGTGATATATGGGTTTTAGCTCAATGGATGACTTGATTAATGAGTCAACAACTAATGGTAAATTTAAACGTATAGACTGGAATAAAAACTTCCTTCCTACCACTGCAGCTGTTGCAGGGGAGTGGCATTGCCTAGCTAACGGAGGCGGTAACCCAGCTGCAGCCACTATTTTTAACACAGGTACAAACTTAGCCTTCCAGGCCTGCTCCGACTCTACAGCTACAGCTGGTGGGATGCAGCACGGGGGTAATGTAAGCACAGATACAAAGCATATACTAAATGCTTCAGCTTTCACCGCAGCTGCTACTGTAGCACCCGGTGTACTAATGTTAGTAGACCTTCTAGGCTTCTATCGCATCACCTCAACAACAACAATCACAGCGCAAACACTAGATAATACGGTTACACTGCCACGCTATACTACAGGCGCTGGTGTGCAGGCATTCATGTTTGCGAACAACGCCACCCCACTTGGTGCTGGTACACCCAACCTAAGTCTTTCGAGCTACACAAATTCAGCCGGTACAGCTTCAAGAGCCACTCCCACTGTCCTTCCTGTGGGGAAAACCGCATGCCCTAATGGCCAAATACTCTATTCAGGTACTGGTGCAGGTAAGTATGGGCCTTTCATGCCCTTGCAGGCTGCGGATGCGGGCGTGAGAAGTGTACAAACCATTACAATCAGTGCAACTTACACCTCAGGTGAATTTTCGCTTGCGCTGTGTAAACCATTATTGACACTACCTATCACAACCTTAGGCGTAGCCTCTGAACGTGATCTTGTTAATCAAATGCCTAGCATGCCTCAAATAGTGGATGGTGCTTGCCTGATATGGCTTTGGTATTCGGGTGCTGCCACCCCTGTTAATAGTGCAATCTTTGGTCATCTTGACGTGAGTTGGGGGTAATATGGCTCTAATAGGTAACTACTCAGTGGTAGCAAAATCCCCTGGCAGGTTTAGGGCCGGTAACACCAACTGCGATAGGTCTGATTATAACAAGTCCGGCCCAGCAAGAAATGCCTTCACTAGGTTTGCTAAATTCAATTCTACACCCTCTGGTGGTACGGGTTGGGTGGTAGCTCAAACCAGTGGTGGGCTTGCAACATTCACAGACCTAATAGCCTCTATCACTAACACAGCTCAACTCAACTCAGGCAAGAACGCTGATGCCAACTTAACAGCCTCCATAGCACTTTCTAATGCCGACTTAGCTCAAATCATTAATATGATAGCGGCTTTATCTGGTGCAATAACCACTTCAAATGCTTCGGTGATTGCACTATCAAATATTGCTGCGTCCGTTACAGCCTCAGGCTCAATTACGAGTGCTGATCTCGCCTATCTCGCCCAAGTAGCTATAGCTGCCAGTTTGTCTGGTACAATATCCCTAACTGATGGTCAGCTAGGCGCGTTGGTTGGTTTGGTAGCTAGTTTAGTAGGCTCTATATCTATCTCGAATGCTAACACCTTAGCGACGGCTCTTATATCAGCTGACATTAATTCTCTTACCCCCTTAAGTCCAGAAACACTTGCGGCTTCCTTATGGAATGTAACTGCGAGTAGTTACAACACGGCAGGGACTATGGGTGAGAAGCTTAATGATGCCGGTAGCGCAAGCAACCCATGGACTGAGGTAATTGAGAGCGGTTATACAGCTCAAGAAATCCTCAAAATTCTATTGGCTGTTTCCGCAGGCACCACCACAATTACAGACCTTGGAGGAGGAGCAGCTACAGTGAAGTTTAAAAGTGTGAGTGGAGGGCTGGATAGGGTGAATGCCACAATGGCAGGGTCTGAGCGCACTTCAATAACGCTTAATGGGGGGTAAGGGGGGTAGATTTGGATGGAAGAATTAAATGACATGTGTTATTCTTTTGTAATGGCCTTATTGGCTGTTAACACCTTAAAATTATTAGTGGAGAAATTATGGACACTTTAGAAATTATCAAACGCCTTAAGAAAAAACGCCCTGAGCTAGCAAACGACCCATTAATGTCGGAGCTGGAAAAGGCTAATATGCCTGATGAAAATGAGGACAGCTTAATGGCCGGTATGCCTGGCGCTGCTCCAGGCAGTTATTTAGATGAAGCAAGTCAAAATGACGGTTTACCAATGGAAGGTTCTGACGAGGAAGAAGCCTCTGAAAGCCCTGAGGAAGCTGCTATGGAAGACGATGCTGGAGATGAGTCCGATAATGCGCTAAGCTATTTAGACGGCGCTGACGAGGAAGCCGACGCCCCTATTGATGAGGAAAACGTTGATGAAAATGGCATGCCCCTCCCAAAGAAGAAATTAAAAATGCCTTTAAAAAAGCTACTTAAATAAACGAGGAATAGCATGCTAGCTTCGGAATTAGTTAGTGGTGTACGGGCTGTATGTGATGAAACTAATGACAACGACCTATCAGATAGTAAGATAGTGGCGGCTCTTAACAGGGCCTTGCAACGTCTTGCCCGCCTTTCTGTCCTCCACTACCCAGAAATGCTTAAACGCACCCTGGAGACGACAGCTTCAGCCGGGTCATTAGAAGTTCCTGCGTTGAGTCAGGCATATACAAACATGCAGCTAGATACTTTGGTGGGGGCTGGCCCAACCTATCGCCCTCTGACATACACTTCCTCTGCCAATACTGTAGGCATGGAAGGCGTCAATTCCACTTACCCCCTATATTATTCACAGCAAGGCAACACCCTATACCTGCATCCTGCCACTTCTGGCAGTGTAAGTGTTAGATTACGATATCAACTCAAGCCCTACTCTCTTGTACTTGAGCAAGGCCGCATTACCAGCTACGACACTTCGACAGGCACGTTATACGTGGACACTATTGGCTCTAGCTTGTCTACAAGTGTGTCAGATAGGACATGTTTCTTTAACATCATTGACCAATTTAGTGGGGATGTAAAGGGCACTTTTCAAGTTAATAGCTTAACAGCTGCTTCAGGAAAAATTGTAATAAAAACAGCTTCATTAGGTAGAAGTAGTGTTTACGGTCTGAGCGTTAGCTCGTCCCTCCCTTCAACAATTGCCTTAGACGACCTTGTATGCCTAGCTAGTGGCTCCTGTATTCCCTTATATTTCCGAGAATACACTGATTTTCTTATTCAATTTGCTGTTAATGAAATTAAACGTACATACGGTGTAATTGCTGAGACAGATGTTTATGCTTTACGAGACATTGAAGATGATGTAAAGCTTATGTGGAGTCAGAGACCAAAGGGCGGACGCGTCAAACCGAACAACCCAGCCTGGTCTAAGCCAAGACGCTATTTATAATTATTAAAACATTCTCCAGGGGGTAATATGCAGTATACAGATGTTTCAGCCACACCTGCCTCAGGCGGCATTGATAGCTATTCAGCTAAGGGTAAGATAGGGGAAACGTATGTAGAAGATGCCGTCAATATGGAGGTTGATGCATCAGGTAGGTGGAGTAAGAGGCCAGGCTATGAAACATCAATGGGCTGGCTGCCCTTACGCGTACACAGATATACACAAAGTGGTACAAATATTCGTATTCATTTTGATAGCTCTCTCACCACCGACCTATCTGAAGTAAATTTTGGTCCTATTATTATGTATGGCAAATTGCCACAGCTTAGCTCTTATGGCACCTCTTCCTATTCTAGTACACCCAACACAGTGTACTTTAGTAGCTTCACTCTAATAGATAGAGACACTC